GTTCAGGAACGCGCTGAGGCCGGTGGTGACACCGTCACCAACGATGTTGGCGAGGGTTTCGTCGATGGCGCTCGCTCCCTCGCCGTCGGCGACACGCACCACGACGATCTTTGCGGCCGCCTGAAAGACCCCAAGCTGCGCGTTCACGAGCATAATCGCATCGCGCAGGGTGCCGGCCGCGCCGAGGGCGGTGAGCTTGGTGGCGTCGTCGGAATAGAGGAACACCGGAGTGTTCAGCGGGAATGCTGAGGCGTCCGCGTCAGCCGCGGTGCCGATGATACCGACGACGGACATTTCGCTGGCCACAGGCGGACGTGGCTCGGTGTCGATCCGCTGGATCGACAGGCCAAAGGTAGGGTCAGACATTGGGGATGTCCTTTGCATGGATGGCACCCGGCGGGCGCCATGGAGGGTTGGAATTGGGCTTGCACACAGGTACGGACGCATCTGCGTGTCGAAGAACCGACACGCCGACGAAAAACCGACGCACAAAGATCCGGGGATGGGTCAGCGCTGCGCGTCAAACTGGTTGGGAACCTCATCAAGTCTGTCGCGCTGCGGATCAGCCGCTGCGAATGGCAGTGTTGCGCTCTGCGGTGACAAAGCCATTGGCTTCGAGATAGGCGAGCCCTTCGGTGACATCCGCGCTGGTCAGGTCCACGTCTTCCGCGAGGGTCAGCATCAGCAGGAAGTCGGCGACCACCGGGTCTGTAGCCTCGGCTGCCCGCAGCGCGATGCGCTCGGCTCGGGTGAAGCGGCGCAGGAAGTCGAGGCGCGAGATCACCGTGACGGCCTCGGGCGGTGGGGGTGCTGCGGCTGCAACAGGGGCTGCGGCCTCGAACTTGCGACCGGTTTTGACAAAGCCCGGTGCAACCGCGTCCGGCACCTGCACATAGTCTCCGTGCAGTGCGGGGTGGATGCGGCCCTCAAGGGTGTCCAGCACCTCGATGACGGTGTCGTTCACGACTTTTGCAAACTTGCTCATGAAGGTCCCCTTTACAGGATCAGCGCGTATTGAAGGATGATCAGCCCGTCGCCGCCAAAGCCGTGGCCGGTCCCGGTGCCAAACTGATAGCCGGACCCGCCACCGCCGCCTGCGTTGCCGCCGTGGCCGCCTGCGGAATACTGGCCAGCGCCGCCGCCACCGCCGAGGATGCCGCCGTTTCCAGCGACCATGTAGGCATGGCTTGCAGAAGAGCTGTAGGACATCGCGCTGCCGCCCCCGGCACCGGGTCCGCCATTCCCGGCGTTGGTGCCCGCCATTTCAGAGGATTGCTTCGTTGCGGCATTGCCACCGCCACCTCCGCCGCCGAGCAGGATCAGGTTGGGATCAAAGATGGCAAAGCCGCCGCCGCTTTCGGCTGCAGACACATCGATGGAATTGTTGGAATAACTGTTGGCGCCTGCGCCGCGTCCGCCACTGCCGAGCAAGCCTGCGCCGCCTTGGCCGCCGTAGGAGTAATAGGTACTGCTCTGAGCGGCGCTCATGCCCAGCCCTGCCGTTCCAGCCCCACCGGCGCTGACGTTGGACGTGTAAGGACGTGTGCCGGGGAATGAGATGGAGGCACCGCTGCCGCCGGTATAGGTTGTGCCAGCCCCGCCCGGGTGGCCGTTCCTGTCACCATCAGGATGTGGGGCCGCGCCACCACCGCCTCCAGCACCGCTCGACGAGCTGTAAGACCCCGTTCCTCCATTGCCGCCACGCCGGTTGATGTCACCACCAACACCGTTGCCCCCGGAGCCACTGCTGCGAGAACCGCTATTGCCGCCCGTTGCGGAGAGCAACGCTCCGAAGGACGAGGTGCCGCCGACGCCGTTATATCCTTGGGACCCAGCCCCAACCGTCACGGTGATGGTCCCCCCGATGGTCAGCTCGGCTACGGGAACTTCCGACAGTGCAAGGCCACCGCCGCCACCGCCATATCCATTGCCGGTCCCGCCGCTATTGACACCGCATGCACCCCCGGCCCCCCAGACGCGCACAATCAGCGGCACCTCGGGGTCGATGGTCTCGGGGATTTTCCAACCGTAGCTTCCGGCTGCGTTGAAGATCTTGATCTGGTTGCGGGGGCCACCGCCACCGCCCGCCGTCATGTTCGCCGGGTTAAAGACCGTGCGCATTTTTGCGTCCTTTTTGTTGGGGTGTGTTTCGTCTCAGACCAAGAGGTTTATGCAGCAGCTTTGCCGCCGCGTTTGGTCTATCTCTGTGTTGTGCCTGGGTAAGATCAGATCAGCGCCGAGATGCCCCAGGCGGTCAGGGCGACCGTGTCGGTGTCGGCCTGCGCGTAGAGCCGGTCGCCGGGGCCAAGGATCAGCGCGGTGCGGTAGAGGATGCCGCCCGGGTTCAGCGCGATGGCGTGCTCGAAAATGTGTTTGGGCTCGAGCACGATATCGATCCCAGTCTCGCCGGTGGCTGTGCCCGAGCTGAACGACACCGTTGGGGGTTCCGAAAAGCCTGTGCCCTGCTGGGTCAGCGTCAGGCTCAGCACGGCAAAGGTCAGCACGAAGGTTGCGCCCGAGCCCGATCCGCCGGTCACCACCGCAGGGCTGTCGGGGAGAACTCCGTAATCGCCCCCGGAGGTCAGCTCAGCCGCCTGGATGGCGCCCGTGCCGTCCACGTCGGTGACTGTGATCACCGCTGCCGTCTGATCCGTCACGGCCACCGAAAGCGCGTCGCCGACGGCGTAGCCGGTGCCCGCGTCCGTGAGGGTGATGCTGTCTGCCGTCATGCGGGCTGTGGCCGTAGCCCCAGTGCCGCCACCGCCCTCGAGTGTCACGTCCGGGATGGCGACATAGCTGGCACCGCCGTGTGTCACCGCAAGCCCGGTCACGCGCACAGCATCACGCGAGGCCGCATAAAGTGTCACGGTGGACACTTCCGAGCCGGTGTTCACGGCGTTGATGTTGAAGGTGGTCCGCCGCCCGGTGGGGATGGTCAGGACCTCCACCGCCGTGTCCGCGGCACTCATCTGGTTTGCAAGGATGCTCATGGGTCTGGTCCTCAGAGTTGATTGAAGAAGAAGGAGGTGGCGGTCAGACCAGAGGCGGTCGCCACCGCTGCCAGCGCCGTCTCGGTGACCTCGGCCACAGCGCCCTCGGTGGTTTCGGCGACCGCCGCCAGAACCGCGTCCCGCTCGGTTACGATGGCCACAAGAGCCGCGCCCTGCGCCTCCGCGATCGGTGGCAAGGCTGCCGTGCCCGCCGCGTTGATGCTGCTGAAGTGGTTGGCCATCGCTGCATCCGCCGCTGCCAGCGCATCCGCGATGGCCTGCAAGGCGTTGTCCCGAGACGTCGCGACCTCAACGGAGACCGCAGCGCGCTGTTCCTCGCCGAGCATCTCCACCTCGATGGCGGTGGTCTTGCCCGCGATGCGCTCAAGGGCCGTGCCTAGCATCGCGAGGTCTTCGGCCGTGGCCGTCTCCGAGGACGCCAGCGCCTCGATCTTGGTCTTGAGGGCGCTCAGCGCGCCCCGCAGCATCATGTCTGTCATGGGGTCCTCATGAGTGTGGTATCAAATGTCCGTTGTTGCGCTTGGGCGGCGCTGTATGTCGTTCAAGGGGAGGGCGGGGCACGCAGGTATCCACGTCCGCGCCGTCACAGTTTCAGTCCGATGAAGTCGTGCACCCAGCGCCGCCGGGTCTCGGCGATCTGAGCCGTGACGTCCGCGTCAGCGGCAACCAGTGTGGTGCGCAGCCGCTCGATGTCCGCCTGCATCGTGTTGTCAGGATGGGGGAGCGGGTAGCCCCGCCCGGAGGTGCGCTCGTCCCGGGTCACACCTTGTGTGGCTGCCGTGTTGTTCATGCATCACCTCACTTGAGGATGGCGCGCAGGGCGCTGGCAAACGGCCGCGCCGCCGGGGTGCCCGAGAGCGCGATCTTGATGCGGGTCACGTTGGCCGCCCCCACACCGGCAAGCCCGGACCCAACATAGTGCCGCTCCTCACCGCCGTTCTCGATCGGCTGCCCGCTCTCCAGCGTCAGTTCACTCCAGCCGGTGTCGGTCTCGGCAAATACCGCCACGCCAGCCCCGGGCGGGATCAGCGTGTCGAGATAGACCGAGACATCAAACGTCGCCGCTGCCGGGATCGCCCGGCTGACATACTCCGCCTCGGAGGCCAGCGCGCCGTTCAGCACCTGCACGCCGGGGAAGAGAACCGGTGTGAACCGCTCCGAGCCCGAGAGCACCGCCTCCACGCTCAGCCTGTCCGACACACGCGCCGCCAGATTGAGCGCAGCACCTTCCGTCATGCGGAACACCTGGCCACCGCTGTCGCGCAGCACGAAGGTCACATCGGTCTCGGACGACATGCGCTCCACCCCCGCCAGCGCGATGAAGTCGGTGCTCTCCGACACCGTGATCTCCCCAAGCGCCACCGTCCGCGTCGTCTCGGTGAACCGTGCCGCCAGCAGCCGGAACTTCAGGTCCCGCTCCTGATGCGGGGTCCATGTCGAGGCGTTGGAGGACGACAGCAGCACGCCGATCCGGTAGGGCTGCGCCGTCACCCAGGTTTCTGTTTCGGCGTCATACTTGCCCAGCTCCGCCACTCGCAGGGCGTGGTCCGGATCATCGGTCAGAAACACCAGCGCGTATTCGCGACCCGCCCGCAGCAAGGTCGGGTCAAACGTCACCCGGGTCGGCCCACCCAGAGTGACCGTCGCCATGTCGACCTCGCTCGAGGTCACGACAGTGTCGTTCGGAAACCCGACCGTGGTCTCGCGGATTTGCACGATCGTGGGCGCATCTGCGCGGCCGATCGCGTCGAACCAGACGTCAAGCCCCGCCACCACCGTGTCCACATCCAGCACAAGCGTCTGCGCCAGCGGGTCCCACCGGCGGGGAGGCCGCGGTGGCGGAGGCGGAGGCGGCGGGCTCCAGCGCACCGTCCGCCGCGTCGTGACACTGCGGAAGGTGTTGGTGATGATCGTCCCGTTGGCGGTATACGTGCTTTCGCCGAACGATCCGGCCTCGCCCAGAAAGGTCACGCTCTTGGACCCGGTGGGCACGCCGGGCGGGATCGTGAAGGCGGAGGTGAGCACACCGGCTCCGTCTGCCACCGGTGCAGGGTCTGGGGTCACGTCGAGCCCGTCGAATTCCACCCGCAGCAGTGCCTCGCTCGGGTCCATGCCGCGCAGCGTGAAGCCAACCGACCGCTGCCGAATGTCCAGCGCGGCGCGCGAGGTGGAGGACACAAGCTCGGTGCTGGTGGAGACCGACGTGCGGGACAAGCGCCCCGACCCCGAAGTGAAGGCCCGGGTGATGGCGGAGGTCCATTGCGTCTCGACACGGGTCCAGTTGTCCACCGATGGCACCAGGGTGACCGCCGCCGGCACCGGCTCGAAGTTCATGTAGGGGTTGACCTTCATCGCCCGCGTGCTGGCCAGCTGCTCGAGCACCGGCGTCAGCTCATAGGCCAGCGTCCACGTCGCCGAAGCGCCCTCTGGCGGTTCCTGAACCGCCGCCGTGATTGGCAGGGTCAGCTCGCCCCACAGCACCGCCGCGCTCTGCGGGATACCCTGGTCGCGCAGGTCGTCATCGAGGAACGGGTCGACAAACACCCCGAGCTTGGAGGTGGGATCGGTGATGTTGGCGTCATTGCGCAGCCGTTCGATGGCGACGAGCTGGAACAGGCTGCTGATCTGGCGTTGCATCGCCGCAAGGTCCGCAAAGGGCACAGCCCGGGTCGCGGTGTTACGCACCAGTGGCACCCGGTCGGCAAACCAATCCAGTGCCACCTCCGCCAGAGGCAGCACGCTGCCCGGCAGCTGCGGGGGCTGCGGGTTGAGGGTCTGCGACACGCCGCGCACCCGCGAGAGCTGACCGTCCGCGTTCATCACCAACACATCGATGCGCGGCAGCTTGTAGGCATAGTCGATGAACACCGTGGTCCCGGTCACGGCACCCGAGACGGTCACGGTCTCATCCGTGACAGCCTCCGGGGCAATGCTGTCGATGTAGCGATAGGTGACCGCATAGCTGGAGCCCGGCGCAGGCTCCGCGCCGCCCGGCGACCAGTCGATCCGCCCAGCCGAGACCACGTAATCCACCCCTTGCGTATAGGCGGTGCCGCCTTGTGACACGCTGAGGACCGCAACCACCGTGCTGTTCGCAAGCGGGTCCGATGCTCCGGTGAAGGCGCCATGGGTGACGGTCTCGGGGGTCTCGCGGGTGATCGTGACGTCCGTGACCTCGGCGATGGGGGCGAGATTGACCGGGATCACCGCGGTGCCGGTGCCGCCATCGGCAAAGCCATGCGGCTCGGCATTGACCGCGCGCAGGTCCGGATCGACGGCCCAGCGGAGACGTGTGGATTGCGGGCGCTCGACCTTGAGACCCCCGACATTGCCGACACCTTCGGCGAGCGAGAAGACGTACTCCGCCGCCGCATCGTCGCGGGTCAGATAGGTGAGCTCCAGGCCAGTGGCGACATAGGAGCCATTGGCCTCGCGGTCATAGCGGGCCACGGTTTGCAGCACCGCGTCGAGCTCGGGCGGCTGGATCCTGCTGTCGAGTGTGCCGTTGGTGACGGTATAGATTGCATGGAAGGCCCCGGTGCCGCCGTCGTTCTGCGTGCCGCTGTCCCAGCCCCAGAGGATCTGCTCCTTGCGGCGTGCGGCGCCGGGTTCTTGATAGTTGCGGGTGCCCAGGGCCGGATCGCGCAGGGCCGGGTCCTCGAGCTCGGTGAGGATGGTCTCGACAAAGCGCACGCCGAGGGCGACCGTCCGGTCCACCGGGATGACGAAGCGGGTGGCACCAACAGGACGGGCTGCGCCGCGCAGGTAGACGATGCCGGAGGCCAGGTTGACCTCCCCTGTGGCGGGATCAACGGAGACGTCGCCATCGCGGATCAGGTCGCCTTCCTTGAAGATGGCGTCGCCGATCCTGGCGAGGCGGTCCGCGAGCCAGGTCTGGACTTCGTTCAGCTCGCGGCTTTGCAGGCCGTCGCCGGCGCGGAACATCAGCTCGGCATAGCCGGAGGCCGAATTGTAGAGATTGTAATAGCGGTCAAGCGCCACGGGCGGGCCTCCTGATTAGAACGTGACCACGAACTCGAAGGTCTCGCGGGTCGAGGGTTGGCGGATGATCGGGACGGTGTTCTGCACGATCAGCAGGATGCCGGGATCGGTGATGGCGGCGGGCTCAAAATACCGCAGCCCCGCCGGCAGGGCGGGATCGGTGGTGGTGCCGACAAACAGGCCTTGCTCGCGGATCACCGCATCGGGGGCGTCCTCGAACTCGAAGCGCACCCGCACGAAGAGGTGGTTGGTGGGTGTGGCTGAGAGCGTGAAGCGGCCGGTGGGGGCGACAATCGCGCCTGCGTCATCCGCGACCACGAACGCCACTTCGTCCACCGCGCGGCGGCCAAGCTCGCCCAGCAGGGCTGTCTGCGTCACATCGGGCGGGGGCGTGT